GCGACGCTGGCGGGCGGCATCGCGGGGCGCGTCTATCGCGTGACCAATCGGGTGACGCTGAGCGACGGGCAGATCGACGAAAGATCGGCGGCGGTGCGGGTGGAGGAACGATGATGAGCGAAAGTCCATTGCCGGGAGCGAGCCCGGTCAGCCTGAACGAAGCGCGGGGCTGGTTGCGGCTGGGCGCGACGATCGACGATGCCGTGGTCGCGGGGCTGATCCGCGCCGCGACCAATATCTGCGAGGCCTTCATCGGCCGATGGCTGATCGTCCGCGCCGCCGAGGAGATCGTGCCGCTGGACGGCGGTGCGGTCGGGCCGGGCGTGCGGCCCGTCGTCGCGGTCGACACGGTCGCACTGCTGGCGCCGGGCGGCGATGAAGCGGTGCTCGACGAGGCGGCCTATCGCGTGCGCATCGCCCGCGACGGCGCCGCGTCGATCGTGATTCACGATCATGGCGATGCCGATCGCGCGCGGATCGCCTTTCGCGCCGGGATGGCGGCCGAAGCGAACGGGATTCCCGAGGCGATCCGGCAAGGCATCGTCCGCATGACGCAGCATCTGCACGAGGCGCGCGACGGGAGCGGCGCTGCGCCGCCCGCGGCGATCGCGGCGCTGTGGCAGCCTTGGCGACGGCTGACATTGGGGGGGAGACCATGAGAACGGCCGAGCAGGCGCTGCGTGCGAAGGCGATCGCGCTGCTGGCCGCCGATGCCGAGCTGGCGAGCGTGGTCCATGGCGTCTTCGACGGGATGCCGCCGCGCGCGAGCGCGCCCTGCGTATCGGTCGGCGCGGCCGATGGCGGCGATTGGGGGACCAAGGACCGCGCGGGGCGCGAAATCCGGCTGACGGTGACGCTGCACGGTGTCGGCGACAGCCTGGACGACCGCGCGGCGGCGCGGGTCGAGGCGGTCGCGGCGGGGCTGCGCGGCGCGGCCGAAGGTTGGACCGTGGTCAGTGCGCGGATCGTGCGGACACGGTTCGGGTTGGCGCGTGAGGGTGGATGGCGCCGGGAGCTGGTCGTGCGGTGCCGGTGTTTGGCGGGGGGTTAGGGGTGATTGCCGCGTTTGCGCTGGGAATGACGAAGATGGGAGATGGCGGCTGGCGAGCGATCGCGGACGCCCGGCCTCTCCTAACTTTGTCATCCCCGCGAAAGCGGGGACCCAGAGCGGGCGTCGGCTAACCCCACACTGGGTTCCCGCTTTCGCGGGAATGACGAAGGTGGGGAGGGGCCGCTCACCACCCCGAAGCTGCCTTGCAGTTTCGTTCTGGCGGGCCTCGAACCCGATCCGGCTATTCGTCGACGGGCAGGGTGTTGCTTGAGGAATAATCGGCGAACTTGTCCGTGAAGCTCGCGTGATAATCCTCGATCTGCATTTCGGCATTATCGGCGGCATCCGCAGCGGAATAGCCGCTGGCGGCGTTGGCCGCCGTCACGGCGACGCGGAATGCTTCGCGTTCGGTGTCGCAGGCGCCCTTCAGCGATACTTCATATTCGGCCTCGCCCATCTTGGCCTCGAGCGACTTCTTCAAATGGCCGCGCAGGCATTTGGTGAAGGCGGCGCGCGTCGTGTCGACGGTGCCGGTCCCCGCCGGCGCCATGGTGGCCAAGAGCAAGCTGGTGATGAGCATCCTGCGACTCCCCGTTTGCAGTGATTTTTCAAAGGAGGTTTAAACCATGGCAATCGAAAATGGGAGCGCTTTTCTGCTGAAAATCGGCGATGGCGCGGCGCCGCCCGCCTATGCGACGGTGGCGGGGCTGCGCACCACCCAATTGTCGGTGAACGGTGAGGCGGTGAACGTCACGACCAAGGATTCGGGCGGCTGGCGCGAATTGCTGTCGGGCGCCGGGGTGCGCTCGGTTTCGGTGAGCGCGGCGGGGATCTTCACCGGGTCGGCCGCCGAAGTGCGGCTGCGCGGCCATGCCCTGTCGGGCGCGATCGACGATTATGAGTTGAACTTCGAGAGCGGCGAGCGGCTGCGCGGACGCTTTCTGGTCACGCGGCTCGACTATGCCGGCGATTATAATGGCGAGCGCAATTATACGCTGAGCCTGGAATCGAGCGGCGCGGTGGTGAGCCTGTGAGCGGGGCGACGAATTCGCTGCGCGGCGAGGCCGAGCTGCGCGTCGGCGGTGTGCTTCATGTGCTGCGCCCGAGCTTTGCGGCGCTGGTTGCGGCCGAGAGCGAGCTGGGGCCGCTGTTCGCGCTGGTCGAGCGCGCGGCGGACGGGCGGTTGGGGCTCGGCGAACTCGCGACGCTATTCTGGCATTGCGTGCGGGACCGGCCCGAGACGCTGACGCGCGAGGCGGTCGGCGAGGCGGTGGTCGCCGGCGGGCTGGCGGCGGCGACCCCGGCGCTGCGCGTGCTGCTGGGGCAGATCTTGCAGGGGCGGTGAGATGATGGACGAGCGGTTCGGCCTCGCCGCACTGGCGCTTGCGGGGGTGACGGCGCGCGTCCTGGGCTGGCGGCCCGACGATTTCTGGGCGGCGACGCCGGCCGATGTGGCGGCGGTGCTGACCGCGTGGCGCGCGGACGACGCGGCGGTCGGGGTCGACCGCGCCGGGCTCGCGATGATGATGGAGCAATGTCCCGATGGATGAGATCGACGAGATGTTCGGCACGCTGCGCGGCGATGCCGCCGGCTATCGCCGCGAGATCGCGGCGCTGCGCGCCGAGATCGGCGGGCCGCTGGTGAGCGAGGCCGAACGGGCGGGGCAGGCGATCGAGCGGGCGTTGTCGCGCGCGATCGTCAGCGGCAAGCTGGGTTTCGAGGATCTGAAGCGGATCGCGCTGTCGGTGATGGCCGACATCGCGCGGGCGGCGATCTCGAACGGGCTCAGCTCGCTGGGTGGCGGGGGATCGGGCAGCGGTGGGTTGCTGTCGCTCGGCGCATCGGTGGTCTCGGCGCTGTTCGGGGCGCCGGGGCGCGCGACCGGCGGGCCGGTGAGCGCGGGGCGCGCCTATCGCGTCGGCGAGCGCGGCCCCGAATGGTTCGTGCCGACGTCGAGCGGGCGGGTCGAGGCGGTGGGCGGCGCGGTGCGCAATATCGCGATCACGGTCAATGTCCGCGGCGACGGGGCCGGCGAGCCGCAGCGGCTGGCGCAGACCGGGCGGCAACTCGCGCGCGCGGTGCGGCGCGCGGTGGCCGCGGAGGACGCATGATGGGCTGGGCGCTGGTCGCGGCCGAGCCGCATCACCGCAGGGGCTGGGTCAAGCGGTTCGATCCGCGCTTCTGGACGGTCGATTTCGCGCGGCCGATGATGGCGGCGGTCACGACTACCGTGCCCGATGCGCTGCGGGTCGAGGCGGTCTTTTACCGCAAGCAGGATCTGGCGGGGCTGATCTGGGAAGCGGCGGATCGTTGGGATCATCCTTTGCTCGCCTATGAGACGAAGCGCGATTTCCGGCATAGCCAGCTTCGCTTTCGCTGGCGGTCGGGCGGGGTCAAGCCGCTCGACGCGCTGCACGGGCCGACGCTGACGATCGAGGGGCGCGATGCCGCCGGGACTCCGCGCGCCTGGTATGTCCGGCTGTGGAATTATGCGGCGGGGACGCCCGAGGATGCGGTCGTGACGCTCGATTTCGATGCGCTCGTCGGCGGGTTCCTGTTGCCAGGCGAGGCCGATCCAGTGTGGGCGGGCGACATCGACCGGATGTTCGTATCGCTGGTGCCGCCGGATTATGACGGCGGCGAGGGCGTGCTCGCGGCGCCCGCCGAAGGCTGGGCCGAGATGAGCGGCATCGCCTGCTCGGGGTCTGGATCGGTGCTGGCGATCGGCGACGCGGTGCTGCCCGAGCAGGGACTCGGGATCGCGAACGGCTATGACGACGCCTATCATCTGACCCCGGCGCGGCTGGTGCGCCAGATCGTCCAGCTCGGCTATCGCGGCGATGTCGTCCATTATGTCGGGATGAGCCATTATATGCGGCTCGCGGCCGAGGGGGCGGCGTTCCGGGCGAGCGTCGCGGGCGGGGCGATCAACGCGCCCGCGGCGGCGTGGCACCGGGCGCTCGCGGCAGAATGCGCGAGCGCGGGGCTGGGGCTGATCTGGTCGCTCTCCTACGAACTGTTCGACGCCTATTGCCCCGAGGACTGGAAGCAGCGCGACGTCGAAGGGGCACCCGCGCTAACCGGGTGGGAGCCGCCGTCGACTCTGCTCTCGCCCGCCAATGCCGAAGCGATGGGATATTTGCAGCTCGTCGCCCGGAATTTCGTCGGTTTCGCGGTCGAGGCGGGGCTGGCGGTCCGGTTCCAGGTCGGCGAGCCCTGGTGGTGGGTCGGCGCGGGCGGGCGCTTGTTCGCTTATGACGCGGCGACG